ACATTAACTGTATCAGGCAGTGTATCTGTTTCTGATTCGTTATCAGTTACTGGAAGTGCTGTAAATATGGCTAACTTACCTACAACTGAAGCAGGAGCTGCAGTAGGTGGTTTGTGGCTTTCTGGTTCCACAGGAATAAACTCAAAATACTTAGTAGTACGTACAGCCTAGTATTCATATACTAACATCAATAGCTTAATATTTATAATAAAACATAGATATGAATACAGCTATATGGCCAGGTTCCTCATCATTCGATCCTCGAACTAACCCAACTCCTTTTGGGTATTATGATGATGACTATGATTTTCAAACTAATGCACCTAAAGTAGCTAAGTTTTGTGCTGAACATTTAGGTTATCCTATTATAGATGTAGAGCTACAAGATATTAATTTTTATACTGCTTTTGAACATGCCGTAACTGTATATGGTAATGAAGTATTTGCTTTCAAAATACGTGATAATCAACTATCATTGGAAGGAGCAGATGCTTCTGTAGATGTATCAAATGCAAATGTCACACCTTCATTAGCTAATGTTATTCGTATTGCAAAACAATATGGAGCTGAAGCAGGATCAGGTGGTAACGTAACATGGCATACTGGAAGCATCGCATTAAAAAATGAGGTTCAAGATTATGATTTGAATGCTTGGGCTAAAGAAAGAGGGTTAGATAGACAAGGAGGCATAGAAATTAAAAGAGTATTCTATGAAGCACCCCCCGCTGTAACACAATATTACGATCCATATTCAGGAACAGGATTTGGCTTCCAGGCATTATTCAACTCATTTGGGTTTGCAGCAATGTCACCTGCAACAAATTATTTAATGATGCCTTTATCATATGATTTACAAACGGTTCAAGCCATAGAGATGAATCAACAAGTTCGTAAATCAAACTATTCTTTCGAATTAATAAATAATAGATTAAGAGTATTCCCTATTCCTAATAGTAATTCAGGAGTAATGAGATTTGAATATATTATAAATGATGAAAGAATAGCTTCAGTTGAGTCAGAAGGTAATGATGCTATTCCTAACAGAGTAACTTCTGTTGCAGATGCCCCATATTCAAACCCAGTTTATTCAAGAATTAACTCAGTAGGTAGAGAATGGATTATGCGTTATGCTTTAGCATTAACAAAAGAAATGTTAGGTAGAGTAAGATCTAAATATAGTACAGTACCTATACCAAACTCTGAAGTAACATTAGATGGTCCTGCTTTAATTTCAGAAGCAGCAACTGAAAAAACTGAACTAATACAAAGTTTAAGAGATTATTTAGATGGTACTTCACGTCAAGCGTTATTAGAGAGAAGAGCTAATGAATCTGATTTTAGAAATAAAGAATTAGCACAAGTTCCTTATACAATTTATGTAGCTTAATATGGCATTATTTGGAAGTAGTAGAGATGTAGCAATGATTCGAGGTATAAACCGCGAATTAATGGGTAATATAATTACTCAACAAGCTTCATTTTACAAATACAAACTTGAGGAAACTAAAGTTAACATGTATGGTGAGGCAGCAGGTGAAAAATTCTTTAATGGACCTTATATCTTTAACTGCTTAATATCTCGTAGAGACCAAGAATACCCAGAATCCGAATTAGGTATTAACTTTCAATGGGGTATCACCTTCGCATTTTTACGTGATGATCTGGTTGATTCAATGTATGTACCTGAAATTGGCGATATTGTATTATATCAAGAAGGTTACTATGAAATAGACACGTTAAATGCAAACCAATATTTTGTAGGTAAAAACCCAGACTATCCAAATAACCCAAATCCATTAAACCCAGGTTTAGAAAAATTTGGTTCAAATATATCTATCGTAGCAGATACACATTACGTTCCTGCAGACAAATACAATATTTCACCTTATAAAGAAAGAATGTAATGGCAGGAAGTAATAGTGGAAATGAAGGATTAACACCCTCACAAGTATTTGAAAGAGCATATAATGCAGCGCAGGGTAAATATCCCGCTGTACCTGTAGTTCCTGTCTCTAAACGCAATATACGTCCTAGACCTAAAACACAAGAAGAAATATCTAGAGATATTCAAGAACCTTATGAACTAGCAGGTTTAGATAATCCTAATAAAGCACCTAATAATAACGAGCAAGCTACAGGTATTTCTTTTAATAGAGCAGAAAAAATCTCATTAAAAGGCGATACTACTAAATCCTTTAAAATAGGAATACAAGACGTTGATGAGGCAGTTCATTATTATTTTAATGAAGTTATATCTCCTTTTGTTTATCAAAACAATCAACGCAGAGATGTACCTGTAATATACGCATCACCTGAACGCTGGAAATCAGCTCAAAAAGATGGCTATTATAGAGATAAATCAAACCGAATAATGTTACCTCTTATCGTATTTAAAAGAGATAATATAGAGAAAGATAGAAGCGTTACAGCAAAAGTGGATTCAAACTCACCTCACTTATATTATTCATTAAAACACGGATACAATAAGAAAAACTTTTATTCTAACTTTGATATTTTAAATAATAGAAAACCTGTTGAAAGATACGAAGCAATAGTAGTAGGTGATTTTGTAACTGTAAACTATTCTTGTATAATGCAAACGTATTATATGGAGCAGTTAAATGCTTTAGTTGAAGCAATGGAATATGCTTCTGACTCGTATTGGGGTGATCCTGAACGCTTTAAATTTAGATGTTTTATCGACAACTTCGAAACAGCAACTGAGTTAGCAGATGGTCAAGAGAGGTTGGTTCGTTCAACATTCAATATTAGATTACGAGGACAACTTATACCAGAAACATTTCAAAAGGATGTTAACTCTATTAAAAGATTTAATTCTAAAGCAAAAGTTACAGTTACTTCCGAAACTGTTTTAAACATTAACGACTTAAACAACTAAATAAATATTTATAAACATGGAAAAAAAAGTTTTAACACAAGAGGAGTTACAAAATTTAAAGGATTTTCAAACAAGAGAAGAAAATCTTATAGTTGCATTTGGACAAATTGCTTATCAACAACAAACTCTAGACGAGCAACAAGATAAAGTAATTGAAGAAAAAGAAAAATTTGAGAAAGAAAGAGCAGAATTTGCTTTATCTCTTACCTCAAAGTATGGAAACGGAACAATAAATATTGAAACGGGCGAAATAACGCCAACAGAATAAGTTTTTAGAAAGGTTTTTAGTATTTATAATAAACGAACAATACTAAATAAACACATAAAATGGCAGAAACATTATTATCACCTGGTGTATTGGCTAGAGAAAATGATCAATCTCAAGTTACTTCACAACCAATATCAGTAGGTGCCGCCGTTGTAGGACCAACCACTAAAGGACCAGTTGAAATTCCTACAGTTGTTACTTCATATTCGCAGTTTAAAACGATATTTGGTGGTGCTGTAGAATCAGGATCTAATTCCTATAACTACATGACTGGAATCTCGGCTTACAACTACTTCCAAAATGGAGGCGAATCACTATTGGTATCAAGAGTAACTTCAGGTTCATTTAGTCCTGCGGAATCAACAAGAATTAACACTAATCTTACTGATGGTTTACTTCTAACCTCAGCTAATGCCTTATTAGGATCTATCAATTCTGGATTTGATATTGCAACTACTTCTTCTAGTCCCTTAGTTACTACTGCTGATGCATTATTAGCCTCTATTAATCCAGGATTTAATATTTCATCTTCAGCAGGTAATGGACCTACAGGATCCATTACAGGTATAGGCCTTACAGGAAGTATTTCAGGTGTAGATGCTATAGCAACCTTTAACTTCTCTACTTCTGAGTCTGTATCAGGAATCACTGTAACAACTGCAGGTACTGGATTTGATGTAGGAGAGACAATCACTATTCCATCAGCATCTTTCCCAGGAGCTTTACCTGGTGGTACTGATATGGTTATTACACTTGTAGCTGATGATTTATCCAATGTTAGTAAACCAGCTAACCAAACAGGTATTGGCCTTACAGGAAGCTTATCTGGAAGTGGAGCTGTAGCAAGTGTAACATTTAACTCTGACACATCTGTAGCTAATATTACTGTAACATCTGCCGGGACAGGATATGTAGCTAACGAAACTATCACTATTCCAAGTTCTTCATTAGGAGCAACTACAGGTGGTGGTACAGATATGATTATTACACTAAATAGTGCTGATTTACTTTACCAAGACCTCTTTGATTTAGAAACACTATCCGAAGGTGAAATAATGAACAATGCAGGAGGTACTGAAACAAGAGGTGCTTTACCTTCAGGTTCAATAGATAATATTCGTTGGGAAATCGCTTCTGTAAATACATCCTCTGGATTATTTTCACTATTTGTTCGTAGAGGTGATGACAACAACAGAGAAAAAGTAGTATTAGAGACTTGGTCAAACTTATCATTAGATCCAAAATCTGAAAACTACATTGAAAAAGTAATAGGTAACTCAACAAAAGTAATCCTAAATGATAACGGAACTTACTATGTTGAAGAACAAGGTACTTATGTAAATAAATCAAGATACATCAGAGTAAAAGATGTACATTACAAAACACCTGATTATTTTGATAATAACGGTAATGTAAAAAGTCAATACACATCTTCAATGCCACAACTAGGAAGTGGTTCATTTGAAAATGCAACTGGTACACACTTTAACCCATCTCAAGCTGCTAACTTCTACAAAGATGTAAACAGCACAGATATTCAAGGGTTAACTGCTACTGATTATGATATTGCATTAAAATTATTAGCAAATAAAGATGATTACAGATACAACGTTATTACTACTCCCGGTTTAACTTCACAGAATGCAAGTTCTACTGTTACTACAATGGTAAACAATTCTGTAAACAGAGGAGATAGTATAGCAGTAGTTGATCTAGTAAACTATCAAGCAAATATAGGTACAGTAACAACTCAAGCTGCAGGATTTGATTCAAGTTATGGAGCTGCTTACTGGCCATGGGTACAAGTAATCGACCCAGAAACAGGACAACAAGTTTGGGTTCCAGCTTCAACAGTAATTCCAGGAGTGTATGCTTATACGGATCGTAGTAGCGACGCATGGTTTGCACCAGCAGGACTCACAAGAGGAGCTTTAGGAAATGTAATTAGAGCAGAACGCAAACTACCTTCTACTTCAAGAGACACTTTATACGAAGCAAATGTAAACCCAATTGCTACATTCCCACAAAGTGGTGTAGTAGTATTTGGACAAAAAACGCTACAAAAACGTGCAACAGCTCTTGATAGAATCAACGTTAGAAGACTATTGATTCAACTAAAAAGCTATATTTCTCAAATTGCTGATAACTTAGTATTTGAACAAAATACAACTCAAACAAGAAATAGCTTCTTATCTCAAGTAAATCCATACTTAGAATCAGTACAACAAAGACAAGGTTTGTATGCATTCAAAGTAGTAATGGATGAATCTAATAACGGACCAGATGTAGTAGATAGAAATGAGTTAGTAGGACAAATATTCTTACAACCAACTAAAACTGCAGAATTTATACTATTAGATTTCAACGTTACTTCAACTGGAGCATCATTTGAATAAAAGATAAAGAACAAATATTTATAATAAAGTAAAAAAAAATGGCGATACTAGATACTAACGAAATGTTCTTTACGGCCTTTGAGCCAAAACAGCAAAATAGATATATTATGCTGATAGATGGTTTTCCATCTTATATGATCAAAGGTGTAAGTGCGATAAATGTAACACAAGAAGTTGTTCCGTTAAATCACATTAACGTAAGAAGAAATGTCAAAGGAAAATCAATTTGGCAGAATGTAACATTTACACTTTTCGATCCAATCACACCATCAGGAGCACAAGCTGTAATGGAGTGGGTAAGATTACACCACGAGAGTGTAACAGGACGTGATGGATATTCCGACTTCTACAAGAAAGATTTAACATTTAACGTTCTAGGACCAGTAGGTGACATTGTATCAGAATGGATACTAAAAGGAGCACTAATTACTACAGCTACTTTTGGTGATTATTCATACGATCAAGAATCAGCTGCACAAGAAATTTCAATGGAAGTAGCTATTGACTACGCAGTATTGAATTTCTAAAAAAGTATCGCATCTTTATACAAAAGGGCTTGGCTTGCGTCAAGCCCTTTCTTATATTACTATGTATACTCGTTATAACAAATAAAGACTATGGCAGAATTTAAATATCCCACTGAAACAGTTATGTTACCTTCTAAAGGTCATTTTTATGCTGAAGACTCACCATTATCAAAAGGTGAAGTTGAAATTAAATATATGACAGCTAAAGAAGAAGACATACTAACTAATCAAAATTACATCACACAAGGTACAGTTTTAGATAAACTATTAGAATCGCTCATTGTTGCGCCAAAATTTGACATTGATTCAATGTTATTAGGCGATAAAAACGCGTTACTCATAGCAGCCCGCATACTTGGGTATGGTGCTGAATATCCCGTTCGAATCGCAGGTAGAGACGAAGTAATCAACTTAAGTGAGTTAGAAAACGTTAATATTGATTTTGAAAACTTACCAAAAGGTGTTAACGAGTTTGAATACACTTTACCAAAAGCAAATACTACTATCAAGTTTAAACTGTTAACTGGTAAAGACGAGAAAAAAATAGAAAAAGACATTGAAGGTCTTAAAAAACTATACCCAGATTCTTCACCTGACATTTCAACTAGATTAAAAACCATTATAACTGCCGTAGAAGGAGACGGTGCTGCCAAGTCAATTGGCGAGTTTGTAGATAACTATTTATTAGCTATGGACTCTCGCGCATTCAGACAACACTATAAAACGTGTATGCCTGATGTGGATTTGACCTTTCGTGACTCAGCAGGAAATAATCGGCAAATCCCCATTAACCTCAGCTTTTTTTGGCCTGACTCGGAGTTATAGAACTTCTCTTTTTAGACAAATTCACGAAATAGTATTTCATGGTCAAGGTGGCTATGATCATACTACTATATACAATATGCCTATTTGGCTTCGTAACACTACGTTTAAACTAATAAACGATTATTACGAGAAACAAAACGAGGCATACGAGAAAGCATCATCTTCAAAAGGTAACTCAAATACTAAAACTTTAGTTGATGAGGATGGTAAAGTTAATGTTTTTGACTTTAAAGAAGCATCTAAACAATATACAAAAACAAGTTATAAGTAGTAATATTTATAATAAAGTATTTAAATGGATACTGAAAAAGAACTACAAAGGATAAAAGACTTACTTGCCCAAATAGAAAAAACTTATGCTAAGTTGGGCAAAGAAAATCCATTTAGTGGTTATGATACTTCCAAAATTACAAATGCTACTAAAGCTATAAAACAACTTGAGGTAGCTTTAAGTGGAGTTCAAAAAGAATTAGATGGAATTAATGATAGTTTTGACGATGTGTTTGAT